TAGGAGGTACTGCTACGCATGGAGAAGCTCCAGCTAATGGAGCTGCTATAACTGCTGGTTATGGATTATTCCAGTTTAGCCATGATAGATTAGAGGGCGAAACTGCTGGTTCCTCAGCAGCAGAAACAGGGGATGATTATTTTGCAATGGCTGATGCTGATGGAGCTGCTGATATTGATATTTATAGTAGAGTTGCTGATGCATGGGGTACAAGTAAAATTGATTTAGGATCTACTACAGGTATGAAACCATGCTTTTATGCTGTAGATGGGGCTTTAAGAGTAAGTGATGGTAATTTTAATAATACAAATAAATGGTATGGCTATGTTAAAAGAACACATTTTAGTGGAGTTGCTCCTGGAGGGAAAGCTGATGATTATGATGGATGGTTTAGTAAAGATCAGGAGATAGCTGCTCCAACAAGAGGTTTATTTGGTGCATATCTTAGTGCTTCTTGCGTTAATGATTCTAATGCATCAACTACAAACTTAAGATCATCTAATGCAACTGCATTTTCTCAGATGACTGATGAGTTGGACGGAACTGGGCATATTGCTGTAAATGATACGGATGATCAAGCAAGTATAATTACTGCTAGAAGTGATGGTGATGATTTAACATGTATAGTTCTTGCTAGTAGTGCAACATGGCAAAATGATGCTTATATTATATTCCCGCCTGCTGGAGCTGGATTCAATGTTAATATTGAATCTAATTCAGGTACTGCTGGTACTTGGGAAGCCGATGATTATGAAATTGCAACAACTTTTATTTATGATGGAACTCAGGAATCTTTGCTTTTTGAGAATGCTGGTAATGGTGTTAGAAATCCTATTGCTGCAAATAATAGTATAGATGTTCAAGTCTTTTGTACATCTCCTTTTAATCCAAGAATTACTGGCGGTCGTGTCTATATAAGAAAATCAGCTGATAGTTATGGGGTTGGTATTGACTCTGGAGAGCCATGGTCATTATTAGTAGAAGTAAGTTTAAAGGAAGGTGTTAGACCAGGAATGGAGGGTGGCTATAATGGTTGGGTACTTGAAACTGCAGTTGGCAATGGCGCTGCTATTGATACTGTCTATTTAAGGAGTTCAACATCAACAGTTTCAGATAAAAATCCACTTACATATGATATATTAAATGGATGGTCTCAAGAAGAAAATTCATTATATGCTATTTATAATACTGCAGTTGTTGCAAATAGGATGACATATATAGCTAATATAAAAGCTACAAATGAAGATGGTCAGACAGTAGTTATGGGAGATGCTATGATTAAATCTCCTGTAAATAAGTTTGATACATTTCCATTTAGCAGGAGGATTGAAGCATCTGTCAATGATGGGGATGAAATAGTTAAGCTTGAAGAGTATGCAGATAGGATACTGCAGTTTAAAAAGAATAAGATGCATTTGATTAATATTTCACAGGAGTTGGAATTTTTAGAAGATACGTTTGTACATAAAGGAATCTCCCATCCAGCAGGTGCTTGTAAAACGGATTATGGTATTGCATGGGTAAATATTCATGGAGTATACCTATATGATGGAAAGGAAGTACGCAATCTTCTTGAAAGAAAAGGAATGCAAATAATAAATGAAGTTGAATGGGATAAGTTTTTAAGAGCAGATAAGACTATAACTGGTACAAGACTTACTCCAATGATAGGATATCTTCCAAAGAAAAGACAGTTAATTGTTTTTGATGATGTTACTACTGGTAGTAGTGCAGACCCTCGAATGTATCTTTATGATATGGTAACTCAATCCTGGGTACAGGGAGCAAATGATAGTGCAAGACTTATTGATATCTTAAAAACAAATTTTGTTACAGATTGGAATGGTGATTTAGTATACGCTCATACTAGTGATACTGGTACTGTAGTTAAATGGGATGATACAAGTGATGGAACAGATACTATTGCATTTAGGACAAAAGATATAGATTTTGGTAATCCTGCACAGAAGAAAACAGTGTATCGTGTACGTATTTCCTATAAAGGAGATGGCTCTGCTGTTACTGTAAAATATGGTACCAATGGTGAAACAGATGCAAGCGATCTACGTGATTTTGAGGGTACTGATGCATATGGTAATCCTACTGGAAGCACTGCTACAACGCCTCTTCTAGATAAAAGTTCTGCAGAGAATTTAGAGACTTGGCATCATGCAGAATTAAAGCCAGATACTCCTTCTGAAGGGTCAAATATATATAGTTTTCAATTAGTATTTGATGGTACAGCAGGAGCAACTTTTGAGATTAATGATATCTCAATAGTCTATAGGTTAAAGGGTATAAGATAGTATGGCAATGTCCAGAGAAGAAAGAATAGCCAGAAAGCATGGTCATACAAAGCAGGAAAGACTTCAGGTTGAAAATGGAGTACCTCATGTATCTCAGATGAGAGAGGGTGTTCCTATATTAAGTTCAACTAATGAAGGTGTAGTTGAATATATTAGATATAATGGCATATTATATAAGAATATATTGGAAAGTACTTTAGATCCTGATCCAAGTCCATCAGATGTTGTTGGCTTTGCTGATGATGGTTATGTTAAATTTGGTAATGGTCTAATTATGCAATGGGGGCAAGAAACTATTAGTGCAACATCAGAGGTGGTTACATTTCCAATATCTTTTCCTACTGCATGTTTGAATATAGTGGGAACTGCATATCGTGCTGCACAGACAGGAGGATTAACTAATGCTATCGCAATACATACACTTCCAACTAGAACAGGAGCTACATTTAACACAGCCACTGTTTGGGATACTTTAATGTGGCAGGCAATAGGACACTAGGAGAATAATTATGGCAGATAATATACCAACCGCATATAAAAAATCTTTTAATTTAGATAGAAATTTAGGTAAAGGACGATACTACAGAGATCTGGGGATGGAGAGATCCTCAGAGGCTAAAAGATTTAATCTTGAATTAACTTCTGCTGAAAATGCTAGAAGAGTTGAGGATGAAAGAAAGTCATTATTGTCGTTTCTTGGAGCTGGTCTAGGGTTTGCAATTGGTGGTCCTGCAGGAATGACTATAGGGTATGGATTAGGAAAAGCAGGCGGTGGAGCAATGACATATGGCGGTAGAGATGTAGAAGATTATAAGGTAACTACTGATCCAGGTAAATTTGATGTAAGTCAAGAGTATGAATTTGAAGAAGTAAATAGAGATCTTGCTGCAGCGGATAAAGCAGATTTTTATTCTGATATATATGATATAGGAAAGGTAGCCTCATTAGCATGGACGATGGGGGGTGGCAGTTTTACAGATCCTGGTAACTTTACTCCATGGCAGTTGGGTGGAAAAAAAGCAGCTTCTGCAGGTGGTGGATATGGTCCAGGACTTTTTCGCACACAAGAAGGTGATTGGGGTACTGGAACAGGTACTCTTTGGGGAAAATGGCGAGGTTTTAGCTAAAATGAGGATATAGATTATGCCTGCACCTGAATATCCAGGAGGTAATTGGAGAGGATTTGAACTTGAGCGAGGAGGACACGGTGGTACAACTCCTGGAGGAGGGCCATCTGATCCAACAGAACCAACAGGTCCAATGTGTAGTGATATGGGACCAGGATGGGTAGGTGATTATCCTAACTGCAGATATGATCCTTCAGCAGCTACTGACTTTACAGGTACAGTAGATTCTCTTG